ATATGATATCACCAGGTATACAGATGCTACTAGCATTGAGGTGGCTAAGGTGCCATTATATAAGAGGATAGCATTTAAGTATCAGACATCTGAGAGTGCTATGAATAAGTACTATTTTCAGCAGTGGAGTAAAGAGTATGGGAATACTGATTACCAATATCCGTATGATGGACCTGAGTATGTGATAGAGGTACCATTCGAGAATCTAATGTTTAATAAATTCACTGGTACTGATCTACAAATAGGATACTGTTTGAATAGCTCACTGGCTCCATACATCCCTAAGCCATTGATACTATACAAGTATAGCACAGTACGATATCTTAGTAAACATATTAGATACAAAGATCCTGTAACAGGCAATAGATCAGAACATAACTATACCATGTTTGGGCAGGATTTCACCTCATTAGCTCATGTGGATTATTCACTCAATTTTGCACCTGAGACATCTACATACCATCTGTATCCTATCCAACAGAGTTTATTCGCTACTTACTACTATCAGTATCTAGCTAATTTATATAATGTAAAGAATAGGCTAACTACCTATAAGACTATCCTACCTATATCCCTGCTAACAGGATTAAAGTTAAATGATAGGGTGATTATCAGAGATAAGAGATACATTATTAACGATATGAATTGTAACCTGGTAAGCGGTGAGGTTACACTAAGATTATTAAATGACTTCATGCCGGTTAGCCCGGATGATATTATACCGCCATTACCAGAAGGAGATTAGAATATGATACATCACATAATACAGATGCTAAGCATCACAGAACACTATGGGCAGAGTGAGCTCATAGAAATAGCAAAGGGAAAGTATGCCATTGAAACCAAAGTAAAGAGGGTATACAAACAAGCCATGCGTGAGTTATATATGAAAGGACTAAGGAATGGCACAAACGGTAACAGTTAATTTAGAAGTTAAGGATAACACTAAGAGCTTAAAGGCACAGCTAAAGGAGGCACAGGCTGAGGTAGCTGCATTGGCTGATAAGTATGGTGCTGCATCTGCACAGGCTACTCAGGCTGCTAGGAAAGCTGCTGAATTAAAAGATAGAATAGGGGATGCTAAGGCATTAACTGATGCTTTTAATCCGGATGCTAAATTCAAATCATTCACTGCTACATTGAGTGGAGTGGCAGGTGGATTCTCTGCAGTGCAGGGAGCTATGGGATTAGTAGGAGCTGAGGGTGAGGAGGTGCAGAAGATGATGCTAAAGGTGCAGAGTGCTATGGCTATCTCACAGGGATTGCAGGCATTAGGTGAGGCACAGGATTCATTCAAACAATTAACTTCTGTAGTAGGTGAATTTGTTACCGGACTATTCAAAAAGAATGCTGTAGAGGGTACAGGGGTAGCTATTACTGAGGCTAGTGTAGTAGCAACTGAGGCAGGAATAATAGCAACTGAGGCAGAGGCTGTAGCTACTACTGAGGCTGCAGTAGCACAGGAGGGATTGAATGCTTCTATGGCCATGAATCCTATAGGTGCTTTAGTGTTAGCATTAACTGCATTAACTGCAGGATTAATATACTACTTCTCATCTGCTGATAAAGCTACCAGTGCTACTGAGAAAATGGCTAAGCAGAAAAAAGAGGCAGAAGAGGCTGCGAAGAAACAGAGCCAGGCAGTAGCTAAAGAATCTACTGAGTTCATAGGATTGATATATCAGTTAAAAGCTACCAATGCTAAAAGCAAAGAGAGAGCTGATTTAATCAAAAAGATAAACAGTACATACAATACTACCTTAAAGAATTTATCTGATGAGGCAGCATTCCAAAAACAGCTCAATGTTGAGGTAGCTAACTATATAGCATATCAGAGAGCTAAGTATGAACTACAAAAAAATGAAGAAAAAATTACACTTAACCTGGAGAAACAGGATAAGATTAGAAAGAAACTAAATGATACTCAAAAGGAGCTAGATAGATTAAACGAGAAGAAAAAGAATCTACCTGCTGATTATTTAGGGATAGGCCAATTAAACCAACAGATAGAAGAACAGAATAAAAAATTAAAAACTTATCAGGAGCAGTTAGATGCAGCCGGTAAGAGATTAGAAGATTATGGTAGAGTAGCACTGGATACTAATGGAGTTATAAATGAGATAGAAGGTAGTAATGGTAAGTTCAATACTTCATTAAAGAAAACAGGAGATACTGCAGGAGATACCAGTAATGAGATTAAAGATTATGCAGCAGATCTAAATAACTACCTGGATGCTATTGAGGCAGATAGGCAAGCTAGATTAACTGATGCAAGAGACAAAGAAGAGCAGGAATTATCTAACCGATATGAGAAATTATATGATCTAGCAGATAAGGCAGGAGTAAGTACTGCAGATTTGCAGAAAAAACAGGGTATTGAGTTAGGAGAGATTCGCAAAAAATATCAGAAGTTAGCAGATGATGAGAATCTTAAGCTAATGCAAGAGATGGATGATAAGGATACTCAAATGTTCCTTAGATCTCAGCAGATTAAAATAGATGCTATGGAGGATGGTCTCGATAAGGAGGCAGCCATACGTAAACTAGCCTATGATAAAAAGCAGATAGAATTACAAGCTCAGTTAGATGCTGAGTTAATTACTTATGAGCAATTTCAAACTGCATCAATAGCTAATAATAAGGCATATAATGACCAAATAAAAAAAGATGATAAGTCAACTTATGATCAGAAGGCTGCACTGCAGAATCAGTATGCAGATATAGCTACTCAGGCAGCTAATTTATTAAAGGAAACATTAGGCAAAAGTAAAGCAGCCCAAAAAACTGCAGTAATTATAGAGAGTGCTGCAGGTATTGCTAAGATGATTATATCTAACAAGCTAGCTAATTTAGGGGCATTGGCTACTCCTCAGGCTATTGCATCATCAGGAGTATCTGCTGCTCCTGTTATTGCAGCTAATAACGTATCATTAGGATTAGGGATAGCTGCTAACATAGCGGCAACTGCTAAGGCATTGAAAGAGATAGGAGGTGGAGGGAATCCGCCATCAGGAGGAGGAGGCGGTGGGGGCTCAATGGCTACAGGTGGAGCAGGCACAGGAGTGAATGCACCCAACTTTAACGTAGTAGGTAATAATGGGCTGAATCAGTTAGCTCAGTTACAACAGCAGCCAATTAAGGCATATGTAGTAGGCTCAGAGGTATCTACTCAGCAGGCATTAGATAGAAATAGAATTAAAAACGGAACACTATAATGAAAATAATTGAACTAATTTTAGATGAGAAGGATACTGAGATGGGGGTATATGCGGTATCTGTAGTAGATGAGCCTGCCATAGAGGAGAATTTCATAGCATTGAGTAAACAAAGCATAGAGCTGGCTACCATTGATAAGGAAAAAAAGCTACTCATGGGGCCTGCATTGATACCTAATAAGCAGATTTATCGTAAGAACGAGAAGCATGGGGAGTTCTATATCTACTTCTCAGAGGATACAGTACGCAAAGCCAGTGAGATGTTTTTCATTAATAGCAACCAGAGTGCTGCTACCTATGAGCATGATGCTAAAATAGATGGCATGACTGTAGTAGAATCATGGATAATTGATAATCCTGAGAAAGATAAGAGTGCAGCCTATGGATTCAGCCTACCTAAAGGTACGTGGATGATAAGCATGAAGGTGAATAATCCGGATGTATGGAAAAAAGTTAAGGATGGAGATGTAAAGGGATTCTCAATAGAGGGATACTTCGCAGATAAGTATGAGATGAGCATGGAGATGGCTATGAGAAAGGCTATGGATGAGGAGAAGGAATACCTAATAGAGCAGATTAAGAAGGTCCTTAAAGGTCAGGAGCTGGAAGAGGTAAGCTATAATGACTATCCATCTGTAGTAAAAAGAAATGCACAGAGAGGTATATTATTGAATGAGAGAAATGGGAATAAATGCTCCACGCAGGTGGGAAAAATTCGTGCACAGCAGTTAGCTAATGGTGAGAAGGTCAGTATGGAAACGATAAAAAGAATGTACTCCTACCTATCCAGAGCTGAGGTATACTATAACCAGGGAGATAGTAATGACTGTGGGTATATATCCTACCTATTATGGGGAGGGAAGGCAGCACTATCATGGGCAGAATCTAAAATAAAGCAGAATGGCGAAGATTAAAGCTACCACAGGTATCTCATTCGTAAGAAAGCCTAAGAGAAAGAGACCAGGTATTCACTCTAAATGCAAAGCATCTAGAAGTAAGATGGGTAAAAACTATGTTAAACTATATAAAGGACAGGGAAAATGAAACGTAAAGAATCAAAGAGTTCACCTAAGGGTGGCAAAAGAGGGTGCCTATGTAAGGATGGTACCTATAATGCTAAATGCTGTGATGGCACACTACCCGCACAGGGGATAGGTGATATCAGCACTGAGAATCCGGGTAACATTACTCAGATAATACAGGTGCGGCAGATTAACTAAAATGGAACAACTAATTTATTAATGAGTTATATATAAAAAAATATGAAAGAATCTATTTTATCACGTATCTCTGCACTTCTCGGGATGGAGAAGGTAGAGCTAGCATCCATGAAGTTAATGGATGGAGTAACTGTACTAGAGGCTGATGCATTTGAGCCGGGTATGGAAGTATTTATTGTTACTGAGGATGAGCAGCGTATTGCTCTACCTGTAGGTGAGTATGAGCTAGAGGATGAGAGAATCCTAGTAGTAGCTACTGAGGGAGTTATTGCTGAGATTAAGATGAAAGAGGAAGAGGCACCTGCAGTAGAAGAGGAGGCACCTGTAGCAGAAGAGCCTGCAGCAGAGGAGCCAATGATGGAGGAGCAAATGTCTGAGGAAGGTACTCCTGCTCAACCTAAGAAAGTAATTAAATCCCAAATTGAGGAGATGTTATTCTCTAAAATTGAGGAGTTAAAAGCAGAGAATGAAGCATTAAAAGCACAACTATCTGAGCAGCCTGTAGTAGAAGAGGCTCCTGTAGTTGAAGAGCCAGCGGCTAAGCCTATTGCTCATAACCCTGAAAAACAAACTTCTGCACCACAGTTTACATTTGGTGCAAATAGAAAGGAGACTACTATGGATAGAATCC